GGTCCGGCCGATGCGCCGATCAAGCCGCTCGTCTCCTACTCCGGCTATGTCGAGGGCGTGCAAGAGGCAGATGGATGGAAGCGGTGCTCCTATCTCGGCTACGGCGACGGCGTGCCGTGGAAGGTCGTCCTCTGGGATGGTTCGTTCGCGATGTGCTGTGTGGACGTGGAGGGCTCCAACGATCCGGCGCTGTGTGAACGATGCCGAGGCTTCGTCTTCACGAGCCCGACAGACTGGGGCAACTACGACGGCGGCGAAGCTACGCCCCCTAGCAGCCCCTCAGATGGGCGGAGCGCTGCTCCGGCTGCCCTACCCGCACCCGGGGACCGGCAGCCCCTCTGAGGGGCGTATACGCGGTCTGAGGGGCGGTCACGAGATGCACCACTATCGGCGTTCGTCCTCGCGCGTCGTCCTCAAGCTGGAGGGCGGAGAGCTGCGGGTCGAGCGCGGCACCGGGTTCGTCCGCATCAGCCGGCACTACAAGCAGGGCAGCCTCACCACTCGGTTCGTCTCCGTGGAGGTGCCGCAGTCATCGCTCGCGGATCTCATCGTCGCGCTCGCGGAGATGGAAGAGGTCTGAGGGCATAATCCGGTTGCATGCAAATCACGATCACGAAGGAGATGGCAGAGGCCATCGGGATTCCCAAGCTGAAGCCCTACGACATCGGCACGGAGACGTTCCGATGGAACTCGAAGCACGCGCTCAAGCTCGGGAACTTCTCGGAGGGCGCGCTCGTCGTGTTGATCGGGCTCATGGAGGGCCACGAGAAGGTGAGGGGGATCAGGAGCGTGGTCAGCGATCTGCGCATCTGGTTAAAGGCGCTCGACGGCGACGACGTGAAGGCGAAGAAGCTCACGTCTCTCGTGTCCGTGATGAAGGAGTACCTGCGCCGCGTCCCTCGTCACTACCTCTGGCGGAAGGAGGGCGGGCGATGGCTCCCCTTCTTGGTCAACGGGGTTGAGTACAAGACGAGCCACTACGGGAGTGACTGGGTCCAGATCGATCTGCTCTACCAGTCGCTCGGCAAAGGAAAGACGAGGTCGCTGAGCTACTACTGGGGTGACCTTGGGAAGACGTGCAAGGAGATGCTTGCCGAGGACGGCTACTACGCGCAGACGGACGAGGCGTGGGAGGAGCACACGGCGGCGCTCGGCCGATACCACGAGCTGCACAATCAGGTTGGGCTCCAGGTGCTCGGTGAGGGTACGGGAGTGGAGCTGGATGATGGTGAGGAGAGGTACTGGTGGCGACGCGATATGAGCGAGGTCGTGCTCGAACGAGGCGACGACAGAGCAAGGCTCGTGATCGACGTGATCGACGAGGGCGACTCGAAGGAGGACTCGCGTCGAGGTCCAACGGTGTCGAACATCTGGGTCGATGCAAACGGAGAGGAAGACTCACCGCCGGAGACGGCAGACGGAACCGAGGTCGAGATCACGAAGGTCCCGATCCATCCGTTCATCCCGACCTTCGACCTGCGCCGTCACATGCGGCTCTCTGTTCACGTGAGCAACTTGGAGCCGTACGTCTACGACCGGGACATGGACTCGAAGTTGATCCTCCCGACGGAGATCCGGCTGCTCGTGAAGACGCTCCTGTCCGGCTCGAACGAGTTCAAGGATGTCATCCGGGGGAAGGGGAGCGGCATCGTGATCCTCTGCGCCGGTCCCCCTGGCACGGGCAAGACGCTGACGAGTGAGGTGTACGCAGAGTCGCTCGGGCGCCCGCTCTACTCCGTGCAGTGCAGCCAGCTCGGGACAGACCCCGAGGAACTGGAGAAGCAGTTGCTCATCTCGTTCGCGAGGGCGAAGAGGTGGAACGCGATCCTTCTGCTCGACGAAGCGGATGTGTACGTCGCCTCTCGCGGCAGCGACCTTCAGCAGAACGCGATCGTCGGAGTGTTCCTGAGGACGCTGGAGTATTACGGGGGCGTGTTGTTCATGACGACGAACAGGTCGGACCTCGTGGACGATGCGGTCGCGAGCCGCTGTGTTGCCCGGGTCGATTACAAGGCGCCGGGGGAGAAGCTGCTGGCCGAGGTGTGGGAGGTGCTTGCGCTCCAGTCCGAGACGCTCCTCTCGAAGAAGGTGATCGCCGACGCAGTGAAGGCGTGGCCTGAGATGACCGGGCGCGACGTGAAGAACATGCTGAAGCTGGCGATGCTGATGAGCAGCGGACTCGGGAAGGCCATCGACTGGGACATGCTCAAGTACGTGAAGCAGTTCAAGCCGACCAAGGACGGGAAGTAGCGGAGGCATGCGAGTGAGGAGAGGGAAGGTCGTGGTGCCGATGCCGGCGGCAACGATGTCGAGGCCGCTGGTCCCGGTGCGTCCGTCGATGTCGTTCGGGTCGATGGCGACAGGCGTGCTCTGGTACGTCACCTACCTCACGCAGTCCTGCTGCGGGCGAGAGGAGGTTCGAGTCCGTGTGCGCGCACCGACGGCAGAGAAGGCAGTCGAGGAGGCGAGGATGCAATCGTCGTTCGCAATGGGACACGTCGTGGACGTGAGGAGGGTCAAGTGAGCAGGTCGGAGGAGCCGAGGTGGCGCTGGCGACTGATGGTGCTTCAGATCCTCATCGACATCGCAGAGCGGGTCGGAGTAGAGAAGGTGACGGTCCGGGGATACGTGGCGATGATGGAGAGGCTGGTCGAGGACGTGGAGGCAGGGGGATGAGGGTGCGTGATCTAATACGCGAGCTTGAAGGCGCAGACCAGGACGACGAAGTGATGGTATCGGTTCCTGGGAACAGAAGCCTCTCGTCCGAGCACGACCCGACGATGACGCTCATCCTCCCGACGCTCTGCGTCGAACGGGGGAAATCTTTCGAGGGGCGATCGTGGATCAGGATCGTGGGGACGTTATTCTGGGGTCAGAATGAGGACGCGGAGGTAGGAAGATGAAGATCGGGAGTCACACGCAGGAACACCTAGCGAAGCTGGTGCCGCAGTTGGATGCCGACTACCGCAAGGCGCTGGAGGAGCAGCAGGCTGCCCGGCAGGCGTACGAGGCAGCCGAGTACAAGTGCCGCGAGTCTCACCAGCAGCTCGTGGACGCGACCATGCAGCTCATCCGAATGATGCCGAAGGAGGCCGTCGCCAGCTTGATCGATCGGCTGGAGTCGGAGATGGCAGCGGGGCCGAACCCGGAGCAGGACGCTAGGAGCGAGCAAGGTCAGGTGTCGTGATCGAGACCTGGCTGCTCGTCGTGAGCGCATTCGTCCAGATTGCGCTGCTCGTCTGGATCGGACTCGTGCTCGCGCGCATCCGCCACAAGGCTTCCCTGCTGCTCGACGATCCAGAGGCCAGTGTCGTCGAGGGCGAACCGGCTGCGCAGGACGATGAGCCGCCACCTGAGAGTCCCCGAGTGGAGTATCTCCCTGCCCCCGACCTTGATGCCACACCGCCCGCTCCTCCGCTCACGGGCAGTGCGCGCTCCCGCGCAGCTCGTCGCCCGCTCTGAGTAAAATCCGATTTGCCAGTGTCGGGGTCTTGAGGCTGAGAGCCTCGGGTGGTAGCTTGCCGCCTGATGGCACTCCCGGCTGCTGACCCCCTCGTCCCTTCCACCTCCGCCGTCCTAGCCGGAGTCACTCGGCTAGGCGACAGCGAGAGGTACCGTCGTCTCGATCGCCTGGAGATGTACTACCGGGGATGCCAGCACCAGTACAAGTCCTTCACGTGGGACGGCGTGCGGATGCCGGCAGATGGGAGCCACTCGGGTACCGACGCCGACATCATGCCGGGCTTCTACGTCCCGATGCGCTCGCGCCGACCCTCCGTTCCCTACCATCTGGCGAAGGTGATTGTGGACCGGTTCACCGCGCTCCTCTTCGGCGAGGGGCGCTGGCCCGAAGTGAAGGTCGATGGCGACGACGTGGCCGACGACTTCCTCCGCGCCGTCTGCACAGCCAGCGGACTGCGAACCGTGATGATCCAGGCGCGCAGCCTCGGCGGGGCGATGGGCTCGGTCGCCCTCAGCTACAAGTGGTTCAACGGCCGGCCGAGGGTCGAGGTCCAGAACGCCAAGCACATCTACGTGCAGGAGTGGGAGGACCGCGAAGACCTCGTGCCCCGCGTCGTCCTCAAGACCTTCAAGTATCCGAGGGAGGAGTACGACTTCGAGAAGAAGCAGGTCGTCCGGTGCTGGTACCGCTACTGCCGCATGTGGACTCCCGAGGCGGACATCCGGTACAAGCCGGTGAAGATCGAGAAGGACAAGGAGCCGACCTGGGAGGTCGAGGAGGAGGTCGAGCACAAGCTGGGCTTCTGTCCGTTCGTCTGGATCCAGAACCTCCCCTCGGAGGACGTGGACGGCGAGCCGGACTACGCCGGCCTGACCGACGACGGCTGCGGTCGGGGGCTCGGCGTCTTCGACCAGATCGACACGCTGCTCTCGGCGGTCACCTTCGGCGGGCTCGCGAACGTGGACCCGACGCTCGTCCTCAAGGTGGACCCCGCCCTCTTCAACGAGACCCTGCTCCGCAAGGGATCGTCCAACGCCCTCAAGGTCGGCGTCTCCGGCGACGCGAGATACCTGGAGCTGGCCGGGTCGTCGCTCGACGTGGGCATCCGACTTGCCGAGTCCATCCGCAAGTACGCGCTGGAGGTCGCGCAGTGCGTCCTCGCTGACCCCGAGAAGATCTCCGGCGCGGCGCAGTCGGCCAAGGCCATCAGCTACCTCTACGCTCCGATGCTCGCCAAGGCTGACGTGCTGAGGGAGCAGTACGGGCAGGGACTCCGGCGTGTGCTCGATGGATTGCGGGGTTCGGCTGCGGCTCTCAAGGGCGGCACGTTCGTCCTGCCCCCGCGTCGCGAGGAGGTGAAGGACGAGGCGACCAACGAGGTCACGACCAAGTTCCTGCCGCGCAACAACCCCGGCGGCGAGGGCTCATCTTCTCTCGTCTGGCGCGACTACTTCGACCCGACCCCGCAGGACGTGCGGGAGATGGTCGCGGTCGCTCAGGTGGCAGCCGGCGGGAGGGCCGTCGTCTCGCAGGAGTCGGCGATGCGGTACGTCGCGGCCATCTTCGGCATCGAGGACGTGTCGCGAGAGATGGAGCGCGTGGATGCAGACGAGGCTGCATCGCGCGAGGGTCGCGAGGCTCTGTTCGAGATGCCGGCGGAGGCAGAGGAGCCCGCAGAGGTCGAGCCGGCTGCGGCGCTGGCCGTCTCGCAGGGGACGGAGCTTCCGGTCGCGGCTGCCATCGACTCGCTGCCTCCGAAGATCGCCCAGCAGGCCGCGCTCGGAGAGAAGCTGGAGATCTACGCCTATCATCTCGACTCTGGAGTGGTGACGATCAACGAGGCTCGCGCCCGTCTCGGGTTGCCGGCAGTGGCATGGGGCAACCAGACCGTCGCCGAGTACAAGGCAGGCGTGGCGTCTCGCATGGCAGCGGAGGGTCTGGACCCCGAGGGCAAGCCGCTGACCAAGAAGCTGAAGCCCGGCGCACCACCTCCGACCGAAGAGGGTGGGTGAGGATCCGGCGACAGCCGAGACAGGCGGCGACGCAGAAGGTCCGAAGCGAACACGCCGTCTACGTGATGACGGCTCACCTGCGCCCTCATCCCAACCTCCCCTGGAAGATGCTCCCCTGCCGGTGCGACCTCTGCCAGTACGCCAACCGGCTCGCGACCTCGTAGGCATAATCTCTGACCATGAGCAACGACACTGCGATGTGCGCGAAGCCTGGCTGCGACCGAACTGGCAAGCTGATGTTCAGGTACGGCGAGTGGTGGTGCGACAGCCACATGCCGCTCTACGATGCAGTCGAGCATCCGAAGCACTACAACGCGGGCAGCATTGAGGTCATCGACGCGATCGATGCGTGGGACCTCGGCTTCTGCGAAGGCAACGTCGTGAAGTACGTCGCCCGCGCGAAGCACAAGGGCAACGAGCTGGAGGATCTCCAGAAGGCCCTCTGGTACCTCACCCATCGCATCGAGAAGATGGAGGGCACGAAGTGAGAGTGGCTTGCAAGATCGGAGACGATGGAGATCCACGCACCCGTGTGCTGACAGGGCTGAATCGTGCCCGCTGCACTGTCTATCTCGACGGTCAAGAGGTCACCCGGACGACTGGATGCGTTCTGGCGGACGACGAGGAGGGGATCGTTCGGGTCATGAATGCGGCATGGGGCAAAGGCAGGTACGAGGAGTACCGGGGGGCTGTCAGGATCGAGTTCATCAGGCTGCCAGGGGACGAGGTGAAGAAGTGAGCTGTGAACACGTCCTCTGGCTCCACTCCAAGTGCCACCCGGAGGCTTACCTCGCGATCGCCTGCGTCCCCGGGAGCGACCGACTCCTCGTGGTCTGCGACCAGTGCGGTGCCACCGTCGCCGCCTACCATCTCACAGTGCCTCTCTCGTCGGATCTGTCCTGCGACGAGTGCCAGGAGCAAGTTCCTCCCCGCGAGCAGATGAGCTGACGCGATGGCTCCTCTCTCGCCGCAGCGCATGCTCGTTCGCAACCGAGACCGGGCACTGGCGCTGGCGGAGGGGGCTGGCGCATCTCGCGTCTACAAGATGCTGGAGCAGTCGAGACGAGAGCTGAAGGCGAGGCTGGAGTCTCTGCCCGACACCGCAGACGGCACGTTCACGCAGGCGAGGCTGCGCGCGTCTCTCGCGCAGATCGAGCTGGTGATGAAGGACGTGGTGCGCCAGCTCAAGGGACTCGGGCAGGACCAGATCAAGGAGGCGAGCGAGCTGGGCATGCGCGACTCGCTCCGCTACCTCAAGGAGATGGAGAAGCGGTACTCCGGCGTGGCCGTCCCCCTCGGCCTCGACCGCGCTGCCCACTTCGACCACTCGCTGCGAGGAGTGCAGTCTTCGTTGCTGCGACAGTTTCCGACGAGCCTCAAGCGGTACGGCGCCGACTCGATCGAGAAGTTCGAGGGCGTGCTCCAGCAGGGCGTGCTCCAGCAGCGCCCGATGGACGCAGTGATCGAGAGCATCGTGAACTCGGACAAGTTCTTCGAGGGCAGGCGCTACTGGGCGGAGCGCCTCGTGAGGACCGAGACGCTGAACGCTTATGGGTCCGGCTCACTCAGGAGCATCAAGGAGGCAGGCGACGACTGGCCGGACATGCGCAAGGTGCTCGTCGGCTACTTCGACAACCGGACCGGCCCCGACACCTTCGTGCTCGACGGACAGACGAGGAAGCCCAACGAGCCGTTCCGCTACCGAGGCAAGGGAGGGCAGGCACCAGGAGGCATGACCAGACCTCCGTTCATGAACACGCCCAAGCGTCCCAACTGCCGGTGCGTGACCGTCGCGTGGAGACCCGGCTGGCCGAAGCCTGCGACTCGCAACCCGCTGTGGGGCGACGTGCCGAAGGGGAAGGCTGAGCCGGCTGCTGAGCTGATGGAAGAAGGCGAAGAATAAAATCGGATTTGCCCTCTTCTCCTAGCAGCCCCTCAGAGGCGTTCTTCCCCTGACCAGCCCCATCCCCTCACTCGGAGCAGTCCGTTCAACTGAGGGGTGTATACGCGGTCTGAGAGCCCCTCTTGACACCCCCGGCGGGTGAGGCGTACACCACGGGTTCATGGCGAAGCAGTCATTCAGCAAGGCTGCCGAGGAGGGGCTGAAGCGCTGGGCAAAGGCGCGAGGCTTCTCCGAGGTGAAGGAGTCGCTGGCCGGCAAGCCCGGCATCTCGACTCCTGAGGCACTCGCCGCCTGGTTGAAGCTGAGGTCGGGTGGCAAGGGCGACTACGTCAAGAAGATGCGAAAGGCCGGCGCGCTGAAGGAAGGCGCACCGCTCGGCATCGCGAAGGGGAAGTGATGAGCAGCAAGTTCGTTCCGTCCTCCGCCCCGACTCCTGGCCCGATCGCTTCGACTCCGGTGAAGCTGAACGGTGTGCCGTCCGGTCCCGTCTCCTACGATCCCGGTGCTCCTCCGAAGGAGAGACCCGAGACGGAGGAGGAGAAGGAGGCGCGGCTCAAGTACCAGTACCCTCACGTCCGCTACCACGAGGGCGACCTCCACGGGATGGGCTCCAGTCGGGAGTCGCAACTGGAGAACGCCGAGGTGTGGAACCGCTTCGGGCACAACCCCGACGAGGCGACGCAGACTCCTCCCAAGGCGACCGAGGACGGGCGACCTCCGTTCAAGGATCTGAAGTAGTCCCCACACCGAGCAGAAGGAGAACACGATGGCGAACGCAGGCGGAACTCCGGGCGACGGCAAGAGCAGCCCGTTCGGCAACGGCATGGGCGGCAGCGCGACTCCCGAGGTGGACACGGTGCCCGGTGCGCTGAAGGGCGCGACGGTCGGCGAGAGCCACGAGAGCGAGGGCGGCAAGTGGGTCGGCCTCGGCGACTCGTCGGCCAACGGCGAGGCCGGCAACAAGTCGAGCTTCCGCCCCGGCAGCGCGACCTGAGCTGAACGATGGCCGGGCAGCTTCAGTTCCAGGGTTCCGTCACGGCGGGACCCGTCTCCACTGGTGACCCGACCGCCTTCCCCGGCGGCACGGACATCATCCAGATCGTCACCACGCCCAACCCGAAGTCGTACGCGAAGCACGAGCACAAGAGCATCGACTACGGGAACGTGATCGGGCAGGCGCTCGACTTCACGGGCATCGCAGCGTCGTTCGTCTACCTGCGCTGCAACAAGGCGATCACCATCAGCATCAACGGCGGAACGGCACTGCCCCTGTACGGAGTGCTGGCAATCGAGGCGCCGCCTGCGACACCGATCACTGCGATCACGGTCACGACGACCGAGCCGACGCAGTTGGAGTACCTCATCGCCGGAGCCTAAGGCTTCCCGGCAGGGAGTTGCTGCCGCCCTGGTAGGGCAGCGAGGAGAACCATCATGGCCGACAATCTCAAGGAAGCTCTCAACGAAGCGGGTCCGAACAACATGGCCGACATCGCCCGAGGCGTTCTGCTCGGCGATGCGCTGGCGTCGAGCGGTGTGCGTGCCCTCCAGGGTGCGGTCGTCACCGCCAACCGGCTCACGCTCGGAGAGAACGCGAAGGCGCTCGCCATCCTCGCCTGCTACGCCCGCACGGGTGGCACGACGACTCCGATCACTCCCATCTTCACGCCGGGTGTGGCACCGGCTGCGACCCAGTGCGCAGTCGGCCCCGAGGGCGACATCCTCTTCAACGCGGCGGACGCCATCACCTCGGTGGACGTGGTGTATGTCTCGCCGGACGCCGACGTGGAGGAGCTGGTGCTGAACGTGGTCGCTTCGGCCGCCGTGTTGCCGAGCAGTAAGCGGGCGTGGCTGATGATCTCCGCCATCGTGACCGTCGGCATCGTGCTCGGCTCCAAGACGCTCGTGGCGCGCGGCTCGGCTCCGGCCGCCACGCAGTTCGCCATCGCCGACGACGGCGCGACGATCAACTTCAACGCCGCCGATGTGGTCGCGGGAACCGTCACGGTCCGCGCCATGGTGGCGAGAACGCAGGGCATGACCGCCAAGCTGGCCGCGACGACCGGCTTCTAAGGCCAAGCCCTCCAACCGGTTCCCGAGGGCGGGGTTCGGTGTTCTCTTGTCCGCAGCCCCCCTGCGTGTAGGAGGCACCGGCTTCGTCCTCGGGAAGTTTCTTCAGGCACTCGGAGGGTGCCACCACATGAGCGAGATCACGATCCCCACGACCATTCCCACTGCGCCCGTGTCCCTCACGGACATCCCCGGAGCTGTCAGCACGATGGCACCGGAGCCCGTCCCGGTTCCCGCTGCCGCTCCGGCTCCTGTCGTTCCGGCCTCTCCGGTGACGACGCTGAAGGATGCCAACGGGCAGGACATCACCAGCGACAAGCTCAAGGAGCGAATCGATCGTGCCAAGGAGCAGGAGCGTGCGACGTTGCTCGCGAAGCTCGGCTTCAAGTCGATCGAGGAGGCCGAGGCTGCGACGAAGCGGATCGCAGAGGAGTCGGCCAAGGCCGAGGAGCTTCGGCGCTCCACGCTGTCGCGCGAGCAGCAGCTCACCGAGGAGCTGGACCGCGAACGCAGGGCGCGGATCGAGATGGAGGAGAGGGACCGCAAGTCTCGCGAGGAGCTGGAGCAGCGTCGCATCGAGCATGAGATCCAGCGCGTCGCTCTCGCGGCGGGGGTCCGCTCGGAAGAGGTGGACTACGCGATGTACGAGTTCAGCCGCGCTGCCCGCGCCATGAGCGACGACGACGTGAAGTCGCTCGATCCGGCTGCGTGGTTCGCGACCGTGTTCAAGCAGAGGAAGCCTCACGTCTTCCACGGTGCCGTCGCTGCCAGTGGTGCCCCCGTGACCACGGGTGTGGTGGGAGACGCAGGTGGCGCTCCTCCCCCGCCCAGGCCGGCATCGGCGCCTGGGGTCAAGGATGCCTTCGAGATGTCGCCGAATGAATTCCAGGACCACCTCCGCAAGATGGGCGCCGGAGTCTGAGGCGATGTCCAAGCTCTCGGTTGATCGGATCGTCGGCGACTTCGGCCAGGGGATCCGTTTCATCTTCGAGGGCGTGTCGCTCCAGGACTCGACCATCACCATCCACGCCCTCAAGCCCAACAGGCAGACAGTCGTCTGGACCATCTTGCCGGCGAACGTCGATGCTGTGTTGAACACAGCGGTGTATGTCCTCACTGCCACGGACCTCGATGTGAAGGGTCCGTGGCAGCTCCAGGGCTGGGTGGACAAGACGACGCTCCCGCTGAAGAGGACCAAGACTATCCCGGTCCTCTTCGAGGTCGGCGAGTCCCTGTGAATGGACGCCGAGCTGAGAACACTGCTCGTGCGGGTTGCGGACCAGCAGGTCGAGATCATCACGAGACTCGACCGCATCGAGGATTGGACCCGGTGGCACGAGCACGACCACGAGTCCGCGCGCCCGAGGCCACCGGAGGTCCGCGCCCGCGCGGACTCGACGCCGCCCCCCGAGGGCAGCGGCATCCTGGAGTAGAGCGTGGCTCGCATCCTGATCGGCAGGGTCCTTGCCGCAGCTACGGACTCGGTGGATGTCGGGCGATGGCTCGGCTCGGTTGCGCCGACGGTCGGGCAGAAGGCGATGGCTGCGTCTGTCCCGGTTGTCATCGCGAGCGACCAGTCTCCTGTGCCAGTGACAGGGAGCTTCGCGCAGCCTTCTGCCGGAGTGGTGACCACCGTCGTCGTCGGTGTGGCATCGGCCACGCTTCTCGCGGCGAACGCGGCGCGACTCGGGGCGATCATCAGGAACGCGGCGAACAGCGACCTCTACGTCAAGCTGGCCGCGACGGCGAGCACGGCGAGCTACTCGATCAGGATGGACGGCAGGACAGAGTTCTTCCTCCCGTTCCCGGCCTACACTGGAGTCATCGACGCCATCCGCGCGGCCGGCGCGGGTGATGTCCTCATCACGGAGCTGACCTAACATGCTGACCGTCAGGAACATCGTCCTCTACGATTCTTTCGACGTGCCGATGGCCGTCGAGAACGGCGTCGCCGTCCCCGTCGGCACGAGGGCGATCATGGTCGCCGGGAGCGACGGGGCCAGCGCCAGGTTCATCCGCACCGCAGCCGACGGCACCGTGCGCGTGGACCCGACCGGGACGACCCCGCAGCCGGTCACCGGGACGGTCACGATCGGAGACCCGATCGGGCAGGACGTGATGGCCGCCTCGGTCGCCGTCGCAATCGCGAGCGACCAGTCTTCCATCCCGGTAGACGACGACGGGGGCTCCCTCACGGTCGACACGCCGCAGCTCCCCGCGACGCTCGACACGGGGAACCTGCGGACGAAGGAGACGAGGTCGGCGACCTCGGCGGTGACCACCGTGGCCGGCAGTGCGGCCAGCGTGACCCTGCTCGCGGCGAACGCGGCCCGGCTCGGCTTCTCGGTCTACAACGACTCGAACGCGACCATGTACCTCAAGTATGGTGCCACGGCGAGCACGACCTCGTTCACGGTCAAGCTCGACAAGGACTCGATCTGGACGGACCCGTGGGACTGGACCGGCGTGATCGATGCCATCTGGACGGCCGCGTCCGGCAACGCGCGGATGACCGAGCTGAGCTAGTCGATGTCCCTGACCTCCAGGGCGTATGGGTCGGTGGTCTCGACCGTCAACTCGACGAGCGCGACCCTCGGGATCGGCGGCGTCTTCACGGGCGTCGCCGAGGAGGTGATCGACTTCGCGGCGATCTCCGTGTTCGTCTTTGCCAACCAAGCGTCCGCAGCCGACGGGCTCCGGGTCGAGTACAGCGTCGATGGGACGAACTGGGACGACGACGACCACTACACGATCGTGGCGAGCGACGGGAAGTTCTTTACGTTCGCCCCGGAGGCCAGGTTCTTCCGCGTCGTCTACACGAACGGGGGCGTCGCGCAGGCCGCGTTCCGCCTCCAGTCCATCCTGCACCGGGACGTGCCGATCCCGTCGTCGCACAGCCTCCGTGGCGTCCTCACGGACGAGGAAGACGCCGAGCTGGTGCGGGCGGTCATCGCCGGGAAGAAGCCCGACGACACATACACGAACGCCCTGTTCGACATGCAGGGGCGCCTCGTCGTCGCAGCGGCCTCCGCAAGCGCCACGACGGCAGGGTTCTCGGATGGCAAGATCGCGTCCTCAGCGGGAGCAGGAACGGAGGTCGTGATTCGGGCGACCGTCTACACTGAGCCGGCTGTGGCGGCGCAGAGGTCCATCGTCTCGACGAGCGCGGCTGACGCTGCGGCCGGGACGGGTGCGAGGACCGCCCGCATCACGTACTTCGACGGCACGCTCGCCGGGCCGTTCACCGAGACGCTCACCCTGAACGGGACGACGCCGGTCAACACGGTCAACACGGACATCCGATTCATCGAGAAGATAGAGGTGCTCACAGCCGGCACGAGCACGGTGGTCCCGGTCGGCACGGTCTCGCTGATGACGGGCACGGGCGGCGCGGGCACGGCGATCTGGACCATTGCCCCGGGCGACGGCAAGACGTTCGGCGCGCACCACTACGT